CCTATCCTTTCAAGCCCCCCTCCTGCACCAACAAGCGCAAGGTAGGAATCAGCGAAATAATCAACCTCATTGCCGGTATTGCTTTGTCCCTTGTCATATCCATCTATAATGGAATATTGTGGTTCATAATCACCAATCATTTCTTCATTATTCTTGATCACGATCGCAGGAACATCACTCAATAAGTGAGGTTCATCACTTACAAATTCAAAATCGGCAGCCCTGTTTGTCCTCTCGTAATGATATATTCTTTCTTTATCGTAGATATCTGCACCCTCTTTTAGGAATTTGCCATCAATGTCATATTCTTCTGACAGGCGGACAGCACACTCCAGATATTCCCCAAGGGACGTTGAAAATACAGGAATGATTTCCTCAGCATCACACTTCTTTATTTTAAGTTTTCCTTCTTCATTTATGTATATAAGCAGAAACCCGATTCCTTTCTTTGAAGCTTCCTTACTTACTTCAAAGTTAAGCATGTTAATGTAGTTCTTGTTGAGAACATCATCAAGTGCTTTCTGATAAGCTTCATCATCCACAGAATACCGTACTGGTTTCCCGATAAAATAAGCTGTAGCCATATTGGTTATATATCTTGCAAACCCATGGGCGATCTTATTATTTTCTTTCAGATCACTCATTTTTCTGGCATATATATCATTCTTGACCTCATAATATCTCTGTGCCTTATTAAATCTCCTGCGTTCCTTTGCCTTGAATTTCTTGACCAGTTTTGTCAGGATCACAGGGTCTTTGACCTGCTCGATGGAAAATTTATACATTCTATACACCTAACCTTTTCTTGCTTCCTACCCTGGCTTTCTTCTTGCCCTTTACGTCCCCATTGATAAATTCCACGATTCCAGTAGTCGCATCTGGACCATCATCATGCTCATTCTTGCCCTTACGCTGAAACTTCTTCATGTCCTTTGCGTATCTTGGCCAACGCTGTTCCCAGTCTTCCGGCATGATAAGCTGGTCCATGACATTACTTGCATTGGTCAGAATCCTTGTTTTTTTATTCTTGCTGTTATGGAACCATGTAACAGAACACTTAAAGCATCTGAGCAGTTTCAAATGTCTGATCACATTTCTGGAAAATCCACGTCCACCATTATTGGATTCTATCAATGCCTCTCTTACCCCTGCAATCTGTAATCTTCTTGCTGTCTCAGGTTCAGTGACTTCCATTCCTTCATCTGTGTAATAAATATCCAGTACATAGCCATACCTGCCAATGACTCCAGCGGATATAGAGCATAGGTTATCTGTACCCTCATCAGCCGTATCTGTATAATTCAGTACACGCTCAAACTTATCTGGGTCAACCGCTGCATATGTCTTGAACTCACCATACAATGCACCCTTCTTATCAATCGGTGTCTGCATATAGTTAGCGCCCCATATATCATCATCCAGTGACCTCCGCTTGAACTGCAGGTCTTCTGTTGGATAAAGGTCTTCACAGGTAGACTTGCCATTCTCTGAGTCCTCATCCAGTGCAGTCAGCTTCAATACATATGTCTCATCCGGATATTTTTCAATTACCCTGCCAGCCAGATCGTCGCTTGCCCATCTGGTTTGGATGATAATGATCAAGGCTCCCGGAAGCATTCTTGACATGAATGTATTCTTGAAAAAATCCCAGTGACCATCTTTTACATTATCATTTGCTGCTTCCTTAGCTGACTTGATAGGATCATCAATGATTCCGATATTTCCACGCATACCTGTCAGCGTACCATCAAAGGATGTAGCCAGGTAGCTTGTATAGCTTCCTTCCAGGCTCCACTTCATAACGGAGCTGTCTCCATATTTCAGTTTCACATCTGGGAAGAAGGTGTTCACTACATAACAGTCATCCGTAC